CTTTCATACGTTTAGTTCCTAATGGATCTTTACCAAAATTATTATCTTGTTTACCTCTGTTAGTTATTCCATCTTTTGGTCTACCCTGATCAATATCATCTTGATAACCATCTGGTACATTAGATGGGTCTGACATTGTTCTACCCATACCATATAATGAAGCTAAATCATGAGGTGTACCATATGATTTACCTGTTGAAACAGGATCATTACCTTCAGCTTTAATTTGGTCTAACCTAAATTGACGTTTTGCATCCTCTCTAGCTAAGTCTCTATATTCATCATATTGGTCTTCACTAAAATGAAATACATTATGGTAAATCCAATCAGAAGGTACTAAACCTTGTTCTAACATTGTACCTGCTAATTCAGTTTTAGACTTTAACAACTCTATTTTTTCTTGTTCTAAGATAATAGATGGTGTTGTCATTGACAATTCAAAGTTTGTTAATGTTTCATCTGTATACCCTTGGGTGTATAAATGAACCAATGCAATTTTATTAAACTCAGATAATATAATTCTTTGTAATCTATCAATAGTACGTGCAAATCTTATATCTTCTGCAGCTAGTGTAGCTTTACCTTCAATATTTTCATCATAACCTAAAAATGCTTTTGGAATTTTAAGTGCAGCAAATAATTTATCCCTTAGGTACTCAACATCTTGTATACCATCATATGATAATCCGGGTGTTGTGTCTATTTTTGTTGCATTATCATTACCTCTAACTGGGATATAAAAATCTTCCAGCATGTTTTGCATATTGTACTTTAAGTTATATTCACCCGTTTTTTCATCCATCATTGGGGTACGTTTCATGCTTGATATTGTCTTCTGCATAAAAGCTTCCACTTCGTTGGGTGGAATTGCTCCAACATTTACGTAAAATACCCTTTTTTCAGGAGCACGAGCAATTCTATGAATTAACATCGCGTCTTCCATTAACGTATATTGTTTAAATAACTTCCTTGCTGGTTCAATATAAGCTCTACCATAAGGTAAATAATTTACATCAGCAACCATTCTAAAGTGAGCCATTTCATAGTTATCAAATACTATACCACCTCTATCATCATCTACATTTTGGTTAGGTACATTATAGTAACCGTAAGAACCACCTGCAAATCCATCAGGATTCCATCTAAACTTTACTTCCGCTGGGTTTTCTGGGTTTTGACCTTCCATTCTTTCAATATGATATGCTGTGTAGGGTATAATGTTATATACACCAAACTTATCAGATATTTCTAATTTTAAGAAAAAATCTCCATATTTACACATTTGACGTATCCACATCCATGCATTAAATTCTATATTTAAAACATCATAGAATAAATTATAAAGTATTTTTTGTATGTCTTCGTTTGAACTTCTAATTTGAAGTACTTCCCCCATATCATTTTTAAGGGTTGACTCATCTGCTAATATATCTAAAGCAGAAGCTATAATAGCATCTTGGTCCATTATATCATATTCTGAGTATAATTGGGGTCTTAAGTAATTATAATTTAAGTTAAATTGCGCACCATATAACGATGATGGCGCTGTAGAATAAACTCTATTAAATCTATCAACTAAAGCGTTAGTTTCGTATTCACCACTTGCTTGAATGTGTCCAGAGTCAATAGTTTTAACTTGATTACCCCCAACATTTCTTATTACAACATCTGTTGAAAATAATTTTTTTAATCTATCAAATACACTTGTGTTTGCCATTTTTGTTTGTTATTATTATTATAAATATTACTATAGTAGCCAATCAATGTCTTCTTGCCCTTTATCTGTGTCTAACTTATATGGATTTTTAACATCATTATTGCTTCCGTAGCCTCCTTGATATGCTGTTCTATTAACTGTCATATTATTTAATGACTGTCTTGTAAGATCCAAACCTCTCTGTCTAAATTTAAGAGCTGTGTCTCTTATATACATCGCAATACTAAAAGCCATAACTAGATCATCATTGTACCCCGTTTGTGCTTCTGGTCTTCCATTACGCCATATAAATGTTTTCATTTCTTCTATTAACCTCTTTGATTGAATTGTTACACCTTTATCACTAATATACTCTTGAAACTTACCTATTATCATAGGTCTTGTTCTTGATGAAGTTGTAAATCCAGGGACCATTTTTGAATTATCCATATATTTGTCAAAATACGAATTTACATTGGTTTCTCCACCCTTTGTTGAATAGTAAAGGTTAGTATAGTTTCTGTCAATTACTACTTGAATTGTTGCCCATCCTATATTTGCATTTTCTATCACTAATAGGGCTTCATTATACTCAGTAGCTATTCCTACTAATAAGTGACCATATTCTTTAGTTCCAATTTGCCCTTTATATTCAGCTACCTGAACGTTAGTTTCTGAGTCTATAACGTGAAAGGCAGAGTAATCTTTACCATCTCCTCTAGATACATCAGCTACTACCATGTAGTTTCTACTATAATCTGCTCCTTCCCAAACCCATAAATTTTGATCCGCTCCTCGTTTTTCAACTGGGTCTTTAATAAATGATTTTTCGTAATACTCTATAAACTCGGGGTAAAAAACTATATCACCTGATGTGCTAAAATCACAGTCACACTCTTGTGCCGCCATTCTAGGATCACCTAACAATTCATCTTGTCTATCTCTCCATGTTTGGTCCCTTTCAGGGTGAACATACCAAGGTAATTTTATAGGGAGGAAATCATTTTCTCCAGCTTCTGCTCTTGACCACGTTTGATGAAACCAATTACCTGTACCATAAGGTGTAGATAATGCTATACAACCACCACCCGTTGCTAGTGTTTGTTGAGCTGATGCCCAAATCTCACCAATATTTTCAATAAAGGCAGCTTCATCAATTAGTAGTAAAGATACGGCTTCCGACCTACCTGCATCACTCGATGCTGATGTGGCTTTAATTTGTGAACCGTTCGCTAGTCTAAGTGTTAATTTGTTATTTTCAGGAGCATCAATCTTAAGCCATGAAGGTAAATTTTCGTACATGAATTTTACTTTCGTAACCATGTTTTTTGCTGTGTCCTGCTTTGTTGCTATACAAAGTATGTTTTTATCTTTATGGAATATCATTAACCACAATGAATAACCTGCTGATAATGTTGATATTCCTAATTGTCTACCCTTTAATATTATTGAGTAAGGATTATCGCGCCATAACGTGAGTACCTTGTCTTGAAATGGGAACAGGTTGAACTGTATGCGACCACGTTGTGGATGCTGTATATAACAGTATTTACGCATAAAATGCACTGGATCTTGTGCACATTTTAAATATTCCTGACGTATTACTTTTTTTAAGTCTGACATATTATTTAGCTAGTAATAATATTAATCCTCCTACTATAAGTGTACCCGAACCTAATTTAAATATTTGAGTTTTGACCTTTTGTTTTTTTAAATCTAGTTGTAGTCTCTTAGATAATTCTTGAGCTATTCCAATCTGATTTGTTTTAGTACTTAAAATACTTTCAAAATTCATAACCCTATTATTTAAATTTAATATAACACTATCTTTAAAAACAATTTTAGTTTCTAATAAGTTTAATTTTTTACCTAACAGACCTATTTCTTTCTTAACTCCGTCACCCTTAATTAAGTCTTTAATTACTAGACGAGCTATTGGTTTCTTTAATCGTATCGAAGTGCTGTCTATAACGTTCTGTGAAAAACCGTTCAAGCTCATCATACTTATAAAGATCAACATTATTAACTTTTTCATTTACCTTATATTTTAAAGTGACAATTTTACTATCCTGTAGGTCAATTGCTTTATCTAATTTAACTATTTGATTATTTAGTGTGTCAATCTTAAACACTAAACTATTATTTATACTATGCAAAGAATCTACTTTTGTTTCTAGCTCGTTTATTTTTGTACTATAATCTACAACATATTCCTCATCGCCTAAAAATACAAAATATATTAAGCTACTAAGTAATATAAAAATTATACTATATGTTATAAATCTTTCTCTAGACAACATCTTTTTCTAACCTTGCAACTAATGATTCTAATTCTTTCTTCTGTGGTGTTTTTTTTCTTAGAATATCTTTAATTTTTTCCTTTTCAGTTTCATCACCCGCACTATACTTACGTGCTAAAGATTTCATTTCTGTTTCAATATTCTTTAAGGCTTTAACTGCTAGATCTAATTTTTTAAATTTACCCCTAGCCCCTTTAGCAGCTTTAATTGCTTTAGCATCGTCATCCTCATCTTCGTCTTCATTTATACCCGCATCCTTTTTTAATTGAACGGTTTTTTCTAATTCAGCGTTTAAGTCGGCCTGTGCTTTAACTTCTTCAGGTGATGCCTCGCTTAAAGTTTCAATTACGTTTTCTTTTATAAACTCTTTTAGTTCTGATATTTTCATGTAATTAGATTTTATTATAAATATATTAAAATTTCACTATATTTAATATTTGTTGAATACGTTCATCTGTTGACCCCGATATTTTTTCTATTGCACCGGCTTTATGACCATGTCTTTTAATTAAAGTTGTAATAGTAAAATCAATTAAATCTCTATAATGCTCATCTGTTTCTCTAACCCCATTATCCTCTATATCTAAACCATAAGGGGATATGTAAAATATGTAATCATATTCTCTAATAAACTCGCTAGCATATGTTTCAAATGCATCTTTATCTTGATGAGGTATTGATTTTGCATTCATAGTAAATGCCATAACATCTAATATTGTTCTATCTGTAATAATATTATCATGCATTAGTTCACCACAACGTTCAGCTAAAAATACTGTTTGTCCTTTTAATGTAGAATCGGTATTTAATGGAATACCTAAAGACATTAAATGTTGACTACGTTCCGTTGCAAATTCATACCCTTTAAATTGGTCTAATTCTCTTAAAGCATTTACTAATGTAGTTTTACCTACACTCATTGTTCCACATAACCCTATTTTCATATTAATTTCTATGTTGTGCTCCTTTCGGTGCTGGTTGTTTATACCAAGGTAATCCTGTTCTACCTCTAACTAATTCATTGTATTCTTCTTTATCATACTGTAAGCCATAAAGATAATATTCTGCTTTCCTAGTATTGCCTTCTGGTATTAATGCTGGGCCTTCCCAATTATGTAACTTATTACCCCATATATGAGCAATAGTCCCGTCTGCTTTTTTTAATTTACGACTTAAAGGCCAATCTTTGTTTTTATTTTTCATACTGTAATATACGTAATTTATTGCTGTTATCCTAATTTTTTAAAATATATTCTGCAACATAAGTACCTTGTGCACCACTTACCGTTATACCTCTAGCTGAAAGTGCATCGCCAACAAAGTGAACGTTGGGAAACTTGGTGAGGGCTAGATTGGTATAATCGACAAGTGGCTCAGGTGATAGATATTTTACTTCAGGTACATAAATACCCCAATCATCCTTTAATGTAGGGAATACTTTTTTCATATCCTCTATAAAATCATATACATACATAAAGTATGGTTGCATTGATTTTGCTATTTTATGTAATGTGTCTACTTGTATAGCAGATACATTTTCACCTTCTGATGTTGTAGATGGTTTACGTGTTGGGCTATAATATAACCCTGTACCATCTATTTGTAATTTTTTAACTACATCTCTTGACCATTCAAATGGTTTATCAATTCCTTGAACTTCCATTAAAATACCAAAATTTGTCATATCATTCCTAAACGATTCATCTTTCTTAGCATGTCCATTGTAACTGTGGTCTCCATACGTTTCTTCAACGGCAACATATGCTG